CACGGCTTAGACGCTGAAACTGAATTGTCTAACATATTATCTGCTGAAATCTTAGCTGAGATCAATAGAGAAGTAGTTAGAACAGTTTACAGAACTGCTGAAGTTGGTGCTGCTGATAACGATAACTCACACGCTGCTATTAACACTACGACGGCTGGAATTTTTGACCTTGATACTGACTCAAATGGTAGATGGTCGGTTGAGAGATTCAAAGGACTTATGTTCCAACTGGAAAGAGATGCTAATACTATCGCACAAAGAACGAGAAGAGGAAAAGGTAATATGATTATCTGTTCTTCAGACGTTGCTAGTGCTTTACAAATGGCTGGTGTTTTAGATTACACTCCTGCGTTAAACAACAACCTTAACATTGACGATACTGGTAATACTTTTGCTGGTGTTTTAAATGGTAAATTTAAAGTTTACATTGACCCATATGCTGCTAACTTAGCTTCAAATGCGTCACCTACTAAACAATACTATGTTGTTGGTTACAAAGGAACATCGCCATATGACGCAGGATTATTTTACTGCCCATATGTACCTCTACAAATGGTTAGAGCGGTAGGCCAAGACAACTTCCAACCAAAAATTGGATTTAAAACTAGATACGGCATGGTGGCAAACCCATTTGCTGGCGCTAGTGCGTCTTCAGCTATTACTGCTGACGGTGTTGGTGCAATCAACGCTAACAGATACTACAGACGTGTTCAAGTTAAGAACATAATGTAATATTTGTTGAGAAACAAATCGCAGAAAAGGGCGCTTCGGCGCCCTTTTTTTTGGTCTAATAAGTCTTATAAATAGTACTATGACAACTATAAACTCTAATACAAGACAACCAACTAAACTAGATTACGCAAGTCCTACACAGTTTAAGTTTACTATAATTAAATTACCTAAAGTAGAATACTTTTGTACGGCTGCAAACATACCTAGTATTACATTGGGATCAGCAAATCAAAGTACACCTTTTAGAGATATACCTATCCCTGGTGATAAGTTAGATTATGATACATTGAATATATCTTTTTTAGTAGATGAGAATTTAGAAAACTATAGAGAGATCCATGGGTGGATGACTGGTCTTGGTTTTCCTAAAGACCATTCACAGTTTAGAAATTTACAACAAGCTGGTTCTGATAGATACCCTACTACAACTAGTGAAACCTATAACAAAGAATTAGGTCAAGTAGTTAAACAAACTTCAGACGATGGTGGTCTATATTCAGACGCTACGTTGTTTGTATTAACAAGTAAAAACAATTCTAATATAGAAATAAGATTTAGAGATATCTATCCTATATCATTATCAGGTTTAGATTATAATCAACAAGCAACTGATATTAATTATCTAACTGCTAATGTTACATTTCAGTATAAGATATATGAGTTTGCAAACGTAAGTGGAAGCGGAACTATAGAAACAACTAGTTAATTATATTATAAATTATATTATGACAGTCAGAAAAAAATCAAAAAAAAGCAATCAGGTAACCGAATTTATTTCTAAAGGAGGACCAGGAGACAAATACCTTGGAGAAGGAAAGGTAGATATGAGCTCGTGGTTCAAAAAAGAAAATGTTGATATTTTAGAAGACCAAATTAGAAGTGGAGATTTGCCTTTCTTTTGTTCTGCTCCATTTCAGATGGTATATACTACAACTAGAGGAGAATATGCTCCTTGTTCCTGGGTACAAGAAGGCTTTAATCCTAATATAAAAGATGTAAGTGTTTTAAGATACTTTAAAGATAATGCTAATTTGAATGCTCTCCGTAAAGAGATGACTACTCCTGGGAGCCCTTTAACGTTAGCAAAAAAATGGTGTAAAAACTGTATGCACCAAGAAGAAAAGTATGGTAGATCAAGGAGACAAGCCTCATTAAAAATACAAACAAACGATAAAGGTCTTTGGCCTGGTATAAGAAGAGCAGTAGAAGAATGGAAGAAAACAGGACAAGGGTTTTTAGGAGACAGAATATTAGAGATACAAATTAAAGCATTTGGAAACAAATGTAACCTAGATTGTTATATGTGTGTACCATATGATTCTACTACTAGATTAAAATCTATACATTCTGAACAATTAAAAGGTGAAAAAATATTTTCAGATTATGCTAAAACACCTATTGCTTCTATGCCAAAACGAACTCTTACCTCTATAGTAGAACAGGTAGCTGAACTTGCACCATACATTTATAACTTAAAGTTTATTGGTGGTGAGCCTTTAGTTATGAAAAACTTTTATGAGATGTTAGACGCAATAATAAAAACAGGACACGCTAAGCATATGTTTGTAAAATATCAGACTAATATGTCTGTAGTAGAATTTGAAAGAGTTAAGATAACAGATTACATTCCTTTTTTTAATAAATTTGAATTTACAGTATCTTTGGATGGAATAGGTATTTGGGATGAATATATTAGGCGTAGAACTAACTTTAAAGAAATTGAAAAAAACATAAGAATAGTAAAAAAATATCCTAATGTGGAAGTAAATGTAAATGGAACCATATCTTTTTTAAGTGTGTTAAGATTTTATAAATTGATAGAATGGTTTAATGATAATAAACATTTATTCTTTCAGGTCAACTGGTCTAATATTAGAGGACCTATAAAATTATGTGCCAATGTATTACCTGATAAACTTAAAAAGGAACTTATTCCAAAGTACGAAGGGTTCCCAGATATACAAAATGTTCTTAAAGAAGAAAACCATGGTTTGGATTATAAGGACACTATAGAATATCTTTTAATGAACGATAAATATTATAAAGGAACTAAATGGGAAATGAATCTATTTGATGTCTTCCCTGAATTAAAACCTTATTGGAAGGAGTAAAATGGACGCTTTAGAATTATTAGATAAAAGAAGACACGTTAAAGTGTATAGTTTAAAAGACCCAGGAAAAGAGTTAATAGAAAAATTACTTTGGAAGGCTTGGAAAGTTACACCTTCTAAAAATAATTTTATGCCATATCATTGCAACGTTTTAGGACCAGAAAGAGAACAAGAAAAACATAACATCTGGATGAAAACAGTTAAGAATAAAAAATTAATTAACGAAACAAATATACCTATACACTATTCACATAAAAGTGAAAGACACGCAACTTGGAAAGAAGAAGGTTATAACGCATATTTTAAACATTTAAAATCTGCACCATACCTTTTAGTGTTTACTCAAAGACTTTGTAAACCAAATGCTTATTATCAAAAGAGTATAGATAGAGGAGATTTTTACGAACAAATGCACCAAGAGCATATGAACTCTATGTTAAGAACAACAGCAGTAGAAGTGGGTATGTGGATGGCTAATCTATCTGCCTTTGCTTTAGAAGAAGGATTATGTACTTCAACTATTGCTTGTTTCCCACACGGAGGAGAATCTCCACCAGAGAAATGGAAAGATTTACCTTGGGTTAAACATCCTGTTGTTCTATTAGGCAGTATTGGATATTCTGCTCAGCTTCGTAGAGAACATATGGGTAAAGAAGAAAGAGAAGACGACAAAAAACCTGAACCAGAAACAATAATAAAATGGATTTAAATGAAACAACAAAATAAAACAATAATATTATTAGTTGATTTTGAAGGTCATCCTGTTATGGCTGATGAACATACTAACAACCTTCGTTTTTCTGTTTTAGCTGGGTTACTTAATATGCCAGACCGTGACCATTATATTATATCTAATCATTTACCAGGAATTTCTAAAGATGATCCAAGTAAACATAAGAAAATGTGTGAAATAGAAAAAATGGTTAAGGCTGAAGGCAGACACGTTTGGAGAAATATTGATCCTGATAAACCATTACAAGTTGAAGACATTGTAGAAATGGTAAAGGAAGATGGTTATCGTATTAAGACTGTTGTTATAGGTGGCACAAATACAGCAGGTTGTGTTTTAAGAACAAAAGGATATTCTGCAATGAGGTGGGCTGAAAAAGGATTTGATGTACAGATTTATCTTCCTATGTGTGCTGATTATCAATTAGCAGGGCTGAATCAAGCAGAAAGAAATTTAAAAGCATTTACTATAATGTACACAGAAATTAAAGATAAAAATTTATTTGATCGTATAGACATTGTACGTAGAATAGATCAACTAAAATTAAGACACGCCTGGTAATGACTGTAAGAGTAAGAGATAGAAGCGATCCCACAATTGAAAGACTAGGTAAAGATAGAGCACGTTTAACACGAGGTGGACCTGGTGATAAATCAACACCTGGTAATATTGATACAAGCGGATGGTGGATGGACGTTTCTGAAACAACTAGACCTAAAACAGTATCTATATTAAAAGGTGCCCCACCAGAAGATAAAACACTTATACAACAAGCAAAAGATAAAGACATTTATTTTTGTACAATACCTTTTACACAAGCATATTCTGAAATGAATGGTAGGTGGCAGGCTTGTTGTTTCGCTCACGCTCCTAAATACGGACCAACAGTTGAAGATACATCTATAAGAGATTGGATGGAAAACAGCGAGTATATGGAATCTATTAGAAAGGAAATGACAACACCAAAATCAGATTTAAAAGCTGTTAAAAAGTGGTGTCAAAGATGTATATCAGATGAAGAAAGATATGGAAGGTCCAGAAGAACAAATTGTTTAAAAATACACACTAACAATCCTGGTTTTTGGGATGATATTCAAAAAAGTGTTGATATGTATAAAGCAACTGGTAAGTGGGAGTTTAATGAAAGAATTGTAGAAGTACAATTAAAAATATTTGGATCAGAATGTAATTTAGATTGCCATATGTGTCTTCACACTAACTCATCTATAAGACAAAGGGGTGCTGAAAAAGGTGTTTGGAGTAAAGAGATATGGGAACAAGAATTAAATTGGGAAGAAAACAAAGAAGAATTTAAATTGCATGGTAAAGATCGTACAAAAGGTGTAATTGAGCAAGTCATTGAATTAGCACCATACATAAGAAGTATTAAAATTATAGGTGGCGAGCCATTAATTATGAAACAACACTATAAGATGATGGATGAAATTGTAAAAACAGGACACGCTAAACATATATTTGTTAAGTATCAAACAAATATGACCAAAACACACGCAGGTAAACATAGTATATTTGATTATGTACCTCACTTTAAAGAAGTAGCAATGGTAGGTTCTGTAGATGGTGTAGGTAAAACTATAGAGTATATGAGAAGAAGAACAGATTGGAAAGAACTTGAAGATAATATAAGAGAGTGTGGTAAGTATCCAAATATAGCTGTTGACTTTAATGGACTAATATCATTTTTAAGTGTGATGAGATTTTATGAAGTTATTAATTATGTAAAAAAGCATGATGAAGTAGGTATGATTAATTGGGCACACGTTGAGAAACCTATACATTTAAGACCTAACAATTTACCTGAACCTATAAAGAAAAAATTAATACCAAAGTACAGCGGTTATCCAGATATTGTTCACGCTTTAAAAAGACCTATGGACAAAGGAGTTAATATACAAGATATATTTGTTTATCTATTAAAACAAGATGATTATTATAGAGGAACAAAATGGGAAATGCACCTCTTTGATGTGTTTCCTGAACTTAAAGAATACTATGATCCTAATTATAGAAAATACAAGCAGATAAAATAAGACTATATACTTAAATACACAATGGAGATATTATGACATTTGACGAACTACAATTGCTGGCCGACAAGGACCTAAAATTAAATGATACTGAATTAGATTTAGAATCATTAAAGACACCACAACTACATAACAAATATTCAAAATTTCACAATCAATATATTAATCTGTTAAAGAAAGCAGAGCAGGATAGAGATGTAATGATTAGAGAAAAGTGGGAGTACTATACAGGCAAAGCAGACCCAAGTGTATACCAAGAGAAACCTTTTAACTTAAAAGTATTAAGACAAGACGTTGACAAATACTTAAAATCTGATAGTGAATTAATCAAGTTAGAACAAAAGGTAACCTATATACAAAGTGTTGTTGACTATTTGGACAAGACAATTAGGTTAATTGCGAATCGTTCCTTTCAAATAAAGAACGCAATTGAGTGGCGTAAATTTACCTCTGGCGTTATCTAAAAATGCAAAACATTATAGTTGATAAGGTCAATGACGTATATATTAGAATTGACGCTGACGCAAGTATCCGTAGAGAACTTTCCGAGTACTTCTCATTTGAGGTGCCTGGGTATAAGTTTACACCCCAATTTCGTAATAGGGTTTGGGACGGAAAAATCAGATTATATTCGTATGCGACAGGTCAATTATATGTTGGATTGTACCCCTACTTAAAAGACTGGTGTAAGAAGAAAGATGTACATATAGTCGAATCTAGTGAAATATTGACGTTTAATGAC